TGTTCAAACCTTAGAATTATTAATCATGGCTACAGTTCTATCGGGTACTTCGGGAGCGTTATATTATTCTCCTGCTGGTACAAGTTCAACACAAATCGCTGCTGCTTCTTTTCCTGCTGGATCAGGTGGAGATACAACACAAATTAATGTCGGTACACAGTTGGGTTTTAGAGTAAATGACACAGTAACACTTGCATATCCATCAGGATCTACAGTAACTAACTGTATTACAGCAGGGGATCATTTTGTAAAAACTTATGATGCTTCTACTGGAGAAATGACTCTATCTGCAACAGCAGGAGGAGCAGCTTTAACAGCTTCAGCAGCACCAACATTTGTTGCTGGAACATTTGCAAGCATTACATTTACAGAGCCATTAGTTGTTGGATCTGTAAGAGAGTGGAGTTTTGAGATAACCAGAGCAGAAATTGACGTAACAAGTATTGGTCAAACTGTTACTCAAACCGCACCATTTAGAACCTTCATCTCAGGTTTTGCTGATGGTAGTGGTTCTGCTAGTGTTTATTCGACAGATGATGACACACTTCTATCCAGTAGAATGGTTGAAGATGTTATTCAACGTCAACAAACTGGTGCAAAGGTAAGATTGTATATTGATCGTCAGATGAGTGGTGCTAACGTAGATCAAAACGCAAGTAGATCAATTTTGGCAGACATTATTCTTACTTCAGCAAGTTTCAACGTCAACCCAGATGATGGACAACTTGTAGAGATAGCCTTCAGACCTAGTGCTGCTCCTACATTCGATCTATCAAAATCTGCATAATATTGTATTAACAGTTATTAATTATTATGAACCTCGGTCAATCCGAGGTTTTTTATTGCATAATGAAGTACACTAATAAAAGATAAAATTAATTTATGGCAACCCAATCAGCCCTAGACAGATTAAGAAAAGCTGCAAATCTTGAACCTAGAAAAAGAGAAGTAACATTATCCGATGGTTCTATTTTTGAAATGTATGTAACACCATTAACAATGGCAGAAAGAGAACGAGCACAAAGACAGGCTAAAGATGATACTAATGGCTTTGCTTTACAACTATTACTAAATAAAGCACAAGATGAAAATGGTAGAAAACTTTTTAATGCAGGAGAGATTGATGTATTAAAAAATGAAGTAAAAGATAGTGACTTACAGAGTTTAATGCTTGCTGTAATCAATTTAGAAGAGGAAACAATCGACCCAAAGAGTTAGCTGCCCAACTGAAAAAAGATAATCTTATGATGTTGCAGTTTGGTGTAGCAAAAGAATTAGGAAAAAGTTTAAGTGAAATAAAACAAATGACTTTAGAAGAACTTGTAGGCTGGAGTGCTTATTTTCTGATAATAAATGAAGAACAAGAAAAAGAATTTGAAAAAGCAAAAAGGAGAAGATAAGCTAGAATAAAGTAATCTTGACGCTGTAATCCGTGGCATACCAGGCACAGATAAATATAAAAACTACTGGATTAGCAGGGTTAAATAAAATAAATGCTTCGGTAGACAGAATAAACAAAGCGATTATCCAAATAAATAAGGGTGGAAGCAAAATAAAAGGTGGAAAAGAAATAGTAAAAATAAATAAACAAGAATTAGAACAGAAACAAAAGATTTTAAAAGTAGAAACTGACATAGCTAATCAATTACAAAGACAAAAAACTTTAAGAGGTAAAAAAGGTGCTGGAGGAGCCACTGGTACGGGAGGATCAAAAACTGGAGGAGGTAGCGGTGCTGTATCTAGTGCAGTTATTTCTGGTGTATTTCCATTGTTATTTGGGCAAGGCCCATTAGCTGCTCTTGGTGGTGCTACTGGTGGATTTTTAGGAGGTAAATTTGGTGGTCAGATGGGTGGTTTTGCAGGAGGTCTTGCAGGAACCGCAACAGTAACTATTCTTCAAAATGCTGCAATAGCTATTGGTGAAGTAGGACAAGCGATGAGTCCTTTTGTTCAAGATATAGATAAATTAGTAAAAGTAACTGGTGGTTCTAATTCGGTAATATCTAAACAAATACAACTTATTGAGGCATCAAAAGGTAAACAAGAAGCCTTTAATGTGGCAATGAGAATAATGAGACAACAAGTAGGAGAGGGAGGTGTTCAAGCACTAAAAGATTTTGGGGATACAACTAGATTATTCGGCAGTCAAATAGATGTAGCTCTAACTAAATTAGGTGCGTTTACAGCAGGAATAGCTAATTTTGTTACTAAAATATTAGGAATACAAAGTGCTTTAGAAGCAGCCGAAAATCAAAGAATAGTTGAAGCAGCAGCAGCAGGAGGTAATGCAGAAGCTCAAGATTTAGTAAATAGGAGAACTGATTTTGAAACTGGCCCTAGAATTGGTGGTAGAACTGGTGCTAAAAGTAGAAAAGCTAAAGATGATGAACTTAAAGCGGATGAAAAAATATTTGCTACTAGACAAAAAATAAGTATAGAAGCTGACAACCTTAGAGCTAAATCTGCAACCGCATTAGCCGACAAACAAAAAGAATTAGATTTAAACACTAGAATTAATGAATTAGTTGGACAAGGTATTAACAAAGAGCTTGCTAAAACTTTAGCTACAACAGAACAAACTTTTGATGCTGATAAGGAAATACTAGAAAATAAACAAAAACAAATAGAAGCTGCATTTGCAAAATCTGTTATTGAAAATGCTGATGCTGAAGTTCAAGCACAATTAAGAAGAGATTTAATAGGAATCGGTGAAGAATTAAGAGATCATAATAAGGAAAGAGCAGAGGCTTTAGATTTAGACGAAAAGTTACATGACGCTACTAAAGGTATAAAGTCAAATTTTGAAAAAATTGGAGAATCTATTGCTTCTGGTGTTAGTGATAATTTAACTGCTGCTATACAAGGTACAAAGACATTAGGAGAAGCTGCAAAGTCAATATTAAATGATTTAAGTTCTACACTTATAAGACTTGGTGTAAATACAATTTTAGGTGGTTTAACAGGAGGTTCTTCTGGTATCTTTGGTAGTTTACCAATGTTAAAGTTTGCAAATGGAGGCAGACCGCCTGTTGGTAAACCCTCAATAGTAGGAGAAAAAGGACCAGAACTATTCGTACCAAAAAGATCAGGTACAATAATTCCTAACGATAAATTAGCTGGAGGTGGAAGTACAAATATCAGTGTAAATATAGATGCTTCTGGATCTTCTGTGCAAGGTAATGAGCAGCAAGGAAAAGAGCTTGGCAGAGTTATTTCAGCAGCGATACAATCGGAATTAATTAAACAAAGAAGACCTGGAGGTTTATTAAGATAATGGCTACCTTTCCTAGTTATAACCCTGTTTTTTCTGCAAACAAAACTGATATTACTAATACTAGAACAGTTCAGTTTGGTGATGGCTATCAGCAAAGATTTACTTTTGGTTTAAATCAAAATGCAAAACAATGGAGTTTAGTTTTTAATGAAGATAATACAGACGCAGCCATAATAGAAAGTTTCTTAGAAGCAAGAAAAGTTGATGGTGCATCTTTCGATTGGTCACCTCCTGACGAAACAGTAACTTATAAGTGGGTATGTCCTTCTTTTACAAAAGAAATATTTGACTTCAATAGAAACAGAATAAATGTAACTTTCATACAAGTATTTGAACCATAATGGCAAAACCTGTATCTGAAACTCAATCAATAAATCCTGGTTCAGTTATTGAAATGTTTGAACTGACAACAGATGCAGCATTACATGGATCAGCTACTACATATAGATTTCACGATGGTAGTAATCCAATAGCTTATGGAAACAGTAATTCCAATGGAAATATTGTTTGGAACGGAAATACTTATATCGCTGTGCCTTTAGAAGCTGATGGATTTAAATATGCAAATGGTCAATTACCTAGACCCACATTAACTATAAGTAATGTCACAAATCTAATCACAGCTATTTTATTAAATGTAAATGTTGTAACCCCTGGAAATGATTTAACTGGTGCTGTAGTAACAAGAGTTAGAACATTAGCAAGATTTTTAGATGCTGTGAATTTTACAGGAGGAACGAATCCTTACGGAACCCCCGATCCAACAGCAGAATACGCAAAAGAAATATACAAAATTGATCGAAAATCAGCGGAAAACAGAGCCGTTGTTCAATTTGAATTAGCTGCTGCTTTTGATCTAGCAAACATACGAATACCTTTGAGAGTATGTACTAAAGAATTATTTCCTTCTATTGGTACGTTTATGCCATGAATGAGTGGAAAGAAGCTGCTCTTAGTCATGCAAAGGTTGAAGATCCTAAAGAATCTTGTGGTTTATTGTTAAATATAAAAGGTAAGGAAAGGTATCATCCTTGTCGTAACTTGTCGATGACAAATCATCAATGTTTTATTCTTGATCCAGAAGATTATGTAAAAGCAGACAACATAGGAGAAATAACAGCTATTATTCATAGTCATCCAATTACACCTCCAACTCCTAGTCAGGCAGATTTAGTTAGTTGTGAGAGATCAAATTTACCCTGGTATATTGTCAATCCTAAAACAGAGCAGTGGGGATATTGCGAACCAAAAGGGTATAAAGCTCCAATTATCGGTAGAGAATGGGTTTGGGGTATAACCGATTGCTGGTCATTGGTAAGAGATTGGTATAAAGAAGAAAAGAATATTGAACTTAGAGATTGGCAAAGACCAACAACACCCGAAGAATTTATTAAAAATCCTATGTTTGAAAGATGTGCTGAAGCTACTGGTTTTAGGGAGTTAGAACCAAATGAGAAACTTGAGAATGGTGATTTATTATTTATGTCAATAATGGATGCTGGTTTAAATCATGTAGCTATTTTCTTAGATGGAGATGTCTTACATCATTTATCTAGTAGACTTAGTTGTAAAGAACCATACTCACCTTGGTTACTAAAATGCACAGGCAAGAGGTTGCGTTATGTTGCGTAAATTAAAACTATATGGAGAGTTGGCTACATTTGTAGGCCATAAAGAATTTGAAATACAGGTACATAATTTACCTCAAGCTATTAGTTTTTTAGTAAATAATTTTCCAGAAGTTGAAAAGTATATGAATCCAAAACATTATTTAGTGAAAGTAGGTAATTATGAAATAGCTGAGAATGAAATACACGATCCAATAGGTCAACAAGATATTCATATAATTCCTGTAATTAGTGGTGCTGGTGGAGATACTTTTAATACTATTTTGTTAGGAGCAGCATTAATAGGTGCATCATTCTTTTTCCCAGGTGCAGGACTTTTCGGAACAGTTAGTACCAGTGGACAAATTGCTGCTGGAACAACATTAACAGGATTTACTGCTGGAGGAACAGTGGGAACTCTTATTGGTACAGGTTTAAGTGCGATTGGTGCTGGATTAATACTTCAAGGTGTTGGTAATATACTTTATCCAACTGAAGACCCTTCATTTGAAGATAATCCACAAATATCTTTTAACTTTTCTGGAACGCAAAACACAGCAAGGGCTGGTACTCCAGTTCCTATTGTTTATGGTGAGATATTTACAGGATCAGTTGTTATCAGTGGTGATATAGATACAGAAGCGGTACAAGCATGATTGAAGATAATAAACATATAGCTGGATCTGGTGGTGGTGGCGGTAAAGGTGGAGGTCAAGATCCACCAACTATTACACCTGATAATTTACATAGTAAACAATTTGCGACTTTACTTGATCTTATTTCTGAAGGTGAGATAGAAGGTTTTTCAAGTCCTTCAAAAGAAGGTAGAACTAAAGGTACTACTGCATATAAAAATGCTGCAAAGAAAGATATTTTTTTAGATGACACACCAATTTTATCTTCTACAGCCGATTCAACCGATCCACAAAATGTTGATTTTAATCATCAGAATGTAGACCTTGATATTCGTTTTGGTACAGATCCCCAAACTAAAATGTCTAAAGTTTCGGGAAGTGCTTCTCTTTTTAATGTGGGAGTAAAAGTTGAAAATGGTAGTCCAATAACAAGACAACTTACTAATAATTCTGATTTAGATGCCGTAAAAATTACTGTTACTGTTCCTCTTTTGCAAGTTATTGAAGATGATGGAGATGTTGTAGGTTCTTCAGTTAGTTTTGATATTCAACTTCAATACAATGGCGGTGGTTTTACCACAATTCATTCTGACACTATTAGAGGTAGGACAGCAGATGCTTATAACAGAGAATATAGGATTGAACTTACTGGTGCTCATCCTGTAGATGTTCGTCTTGTAAAAACATCAGAAAACAGTACAGATAGAATACAAAGAGACTTGATTTGGCAATCTTATTCAGAATTAGAAGATGATTCAAGCACATATCCAAACAGTGCTTTTACAAGATTACGTTTAGATTCAGAGTTTTTCAGTAGGATTCCAAGAAGAACTTTTAGAGTAAGAGGAGTAAAAGTAAGAATCCCAGGTGCAGGAGCTAATTCATCTGGTACTCCAACTGTAGATTTACAAACTGGAAGAATAGAATATCCTACTGGTTACATTTTTAATGGTGTAATGGGTGCTGCTCAATGGACAACGTGCCCTGCAATGATACTTCTCGATTTACTTACTAATACTAGGTATGGATTAGGTAATCATATTATTGATAGTAATTTAGATTTATTTTCATTTGTAACCGCTAGTAAGTTTTCTAATACTCTTGTATCAGATGGATTTGGAGGACAAGAAGCTAGATTTGCTTGCAATATAAATATTCAGACAAGCGTTGAAGCATTTAGTGTAATAAACACTTTATCAGGAATAATGAGATGTATGCCTATTTGGTCTGAGGGAGCTTTACTTCTTACTCAAGATAGTCCAAAAGATCCTAGTTATTTATTTACTTTAGCTAATGTTGGGCCAGAAGGTTTTAGTTATACAGGAAGCAGTTTAAAAACTAGAAGCACAGTAGTCGCAGTTTCATATTTTAATATGGAAACTAGAGATTTAGATTATGAAGAGGTAGAAGCTGAAGCAGCCTATAGAAGTAAATATGGACTTCATGTTAAAAGAGTAAAAGCATTAGGTTGCACAAGTAGAGGGCAAGCTAGAAGGTTTGCAAAAGCAATATTATTTGCAGAACAAAGAGAAACTGAAGCTGTAAGTTTTTCTGTCTCAATGGAATCAGGATGTGTTGTACGCCCTGGAGCGATCATCAGTATTTCCGATCCAGCGAGATCAGGTATAAGAAGAGCAGGAAGAATTAATACAGCTACCACCACTCAAATAACAGTAGATAATTCTAGTGATACTGATTTATCAGATCAAAATAATCCTAAATTAAGTGTCATATTACCTAACGGCACTGTTGAAACTAAAAATGTAACCTCTATTTCTGGCAAAGTAATTACTTTAGAAAGTGCATTAAGTCAGACACCAAATGTTAACAGTATTTGGATGCTTGAGAACGATACTGTATCTGCTCAATCATTTAGAGTAATGTCTGTTGAAGAACGAGATGGGATTAGTTATGGAATATCAGCATTAGCTTATGTAAACGAAAAATATGCGTTTATTGAGGATGGAGAAACAATAACACCACAACAAATATCAACTTTAAATTTACTTAAACCACCTCCTCAAGGATTAAGTGCAGATGAAGTTATTGTTTTAATTAATAATCAGCCAGTATCTAAATTAATTGTTAGATGGCAGCCTGTAACTGGTGTTTCTAATTATATGGTTAACTATAGATTTGATAATAATAATATTGTTTCAGCTATAACGAGCAGTCCTGATTTTGAAATATTTAACACAAAAGTAGGATCTTATGAAGTATCTGTTTTTAGTTTAAATGCTGCTCAAGAAGCAAGTGCTACTTCTGCAACTGATACTTTCAACACTATTGGTAAAACTGCTGTTCCTGCTGATGTAACAGGAGTATCTGCTGAACAAATACCTGGAGACAGTGGATCAATAAGATTGAGTTGGAATAAGTCAACAGATTTAGACGTTACTCATGGTGGTTTTGTTTATATTAGGCACGACAGTTCAAGAACTGATGGAACGGGTACATTTGAAAACGCTGTAGATTTAATAGAAGCTGTACCTGGAAATTCAACTTCTGCGATAGTTCCTGCTATTACTGGAGAGTATATTCTTAAGTTTCAAGATGATGGAGGAAGATTTAGTACAGGAGAAGGAAGTGCAGTAGTACAACTTGCTGATAATTCAACCAATTTATTAGTTCAAACAAGAAGAGAAGATCAGGATGTTCCTAAATTTCAAGGTGTAAAAATTAATACTGCTGTAGATGAAGCTACAGATGCTCTTAATTTAGCTGGTGTTGGTTTATTTGATGACATTGGAGTTACTATTGGATCGTCTTTTGATGATCCTATTATTGCTTCAATAGATGATATAGGTGGAAGTGCTCCATCTGGAAGTTACGATTTTAAAGATACTTTAGATTTAGGTGGTGTATTTAGTCTTGATCTAGTAAGACATTTTAAAACTGAAGGTTTCTTCCCGTCAGATTTATTTGATGCAAGGCAATCTGCGTTTCCTACTACTGGTAATTTTGATGGAACAGAAGCTAATGATGTAGATGCTCAATTATTTGTAAGAACTACGCAAGATGATCCTTCTGGTTCTCCAACTTATACTGCTTTCCAACCTTTTGCTAGTGGTACATTTAAAGCAAGAGGTTTTCAATTTAGAACAGTTCTTACAAGTACTGACCGAGATCAGGATATTAGAGTATTTGAATTAGGGTACACTGCAAAAATACAGGCTAGACAAGAAATAAGAACTAACATTACACAAAGTGCAGGAGCAACAGCATATACTTTTGATAATGCCTTCTTTACTGGAACGGCAGCTTTATTAGGAGTAAACAGTAATTTACCATCAGTAAATATAACGGCACAGAATTTAGCTTCTGGAGATTATTTTGTTATAACAAATCTTTCTGGAACTGGATTTACAATAGATTTTAAAAATAGTTCTAATGCTTCTATTGGTAAGAATTTCTCATATACGGCTGTCGGTTTTGGAAAAGGGTAGTACAATAAGATCAATGTTACTTCTAAATAATGGCTAGACCAACAGGAACTACTAGCGTCACAGGTAATAATTACAATACCGATAACGGAACGGGTGCTGCGGTTCGTCAAAAGATTAATGAAATATTTCAAGCATTAAGAACAATAAGTTCTGGAAGTAGCGATCCAACAGGTGCAGCAAATATAGCTCAACATCAACCTCATATAAATACTTCTACTAATGAATTAAAAATAGCGACATCAGTTTCGGGTGATACTGCAACTTATGTTGTTTTAGGAAAAATAAACGAAGCAAATTTTGGTCATGTCGTAGCAGCAACTCCTGTAATGACAGGTGATGTGGCAATGAACTCTAACGGGTTTTTAAAAATTCCTGTTGGTACTAATGCACAACAACCTGGGCAATCTGGTCAACCAGCAGCAGCAGCAGGACAGTTTAGATATAACTCTGATTTAGGACAGTTTGAAGGTTATACAACATCTTGGGGTGCTATCGGTGGAGGTGCTGGAGCTACTGGAGGTGGCACGGATGAGGTGTTCTTGGAGACAGGTCAAACTATAACAACCACTTATTCTTTAACGGCTGGTAAAAATGCGATTACAGTATCGCCTACAATAAATAATAATGTCGAAGTAACTGTGCCAAACGGGGCAACTCTTGTTATTCTTTAATTATGAGCTTAGAACTATCAGGAACAACACCAGCGATCAAAGGAGTAGCTGGATCTGTGTCCGCACCAGCTATAACTGGTGATGATGTTGATACAGGAATAAGTTTTCCTTCTGCTAATACCATCAAGTTTTCAACTGGTGGTGTTGAACGTATGCAGATTACTGATAGTGGTGTTACTGGCACTGGTATTGGTGTTGGAGGATCAAATAGTATTATTCAGTATATTTCTGCACCAGCTTCTGATATTAATAATAGACATTCAGAAAGTGCTGGAAATATGGAAAGTACTGGTAATCATGTAGATATAACTCCAACAAACGCAAGTAATTTAATAATAATAGGAGGATATATGGCTGTTTATTCTGATAATACTAATGAACACGAATTTGCAATTCATAATGGGTCTAGTGTTGATAGTACTTATAAAACATGGACAGCTAATTTAGGTAGTGGGCCTTGGATTCAACAACACTTTTTTTATAAGCAAACAGCAGGGACTACAAGTGCCATGACATTTACTCTTTATCACTCAAGAATAGGAGGTTCGGGAACTGCTTATGTAGGTTTCTATTCTGCTCCAGGGTCAACATCTAACGGAGCAG